CCTCATCATTAAACTCCAACTTAAGGGAGTCATCTTCAAAGAGATACCGCAGATCCTCTTGAAATCGCGCAAACCACTCGTCTATTTTCGCATTTCTTGCTTTGTCGTCACGTAGCAGCGCCAGTGCCATGTTGACCTTTAAGTTGACCAAATGCTGTTCTAAATCCACCCCGAAATTAGAATGATTTTGGTGCGCTGGCCTTTCGGCTTTTAGTGGAGTGGCCGCCATTACTTTAGTAATTGCAATTTTTCGCGTTGCTTCATAAAAGCGAATAATGGCGTGACCGCTCTTATAGTCCCTTACGAACTTAGGCGCATCTACATATGAAACCGCCACAGGGGATGTATTAGCAGCAATGAAACTTCGATATTGATCCACCGAACTTTGCAAGCCGGGATTTTCATCAATCTGAGTTTCAAAATGGCTCAAAGTAGTCCTATAGCCAGGCAAATGCAAGATTTGCTCGTGAACAATATTATGATTCAAAACATTATGGAGAGAAGTCAAAAAAGACGTCTTCCCCGAGCCATTACGACCTATTAGAATCACATTTTTCGAAGAGAACTCAATATTTACATCTTTATTGGTTGTAACGATTGCACCCTTAATGTTGGTAATGAACCCTTTGGAATTCATATTGCCTCCCTTCTCAATAGCCAGTTTCGGACACTTCCAATTACCGCTTCAGCACCGCCAACCCCCTTCAGTCTGGCTGGGCATTGGTCAGTGGCAACGCCAAACTACATTACAGTTAGATGCGTGATGGCCAGTGTACTGGCATTTCTAACGTAAATGATATTCCTGTGCAGAAGCGGTGATCAAATCAGAACAAGCCACCCAGCGAGGAAGGCTGCCAGTTCATGATCACCAGCTCGCCAGTCACCTCCGCTTTACCCTGCCGCTGGTTCGTGTTGGTGTAGCGGATATCCAGATACTCGAAATGGAAGCCGTCGAAGGCACGTCTGATATCCGGGTGGTCGTTGATGCTGACCATCACCTTGCCCTTACATTGGCGCATGAAGTCGGCCATGCGCTCGTACTCCTCGAAAGGGAAGTCCACGCCATAGCCCGCGGTCTGCCAGTACGGAGGGTCCATGTAGAAGAACGTGTGCGTTCGGTCATAGCGTTCGGCGCACGCGAGCCAGGACAAGTTCTCGACGTAGGTGCCGGCAAGACGCTGCCATGCGGCGGACAGATTTTCCTCCATGCGCAGCAGGTTGATGGCCGGCCCCGTGGTGGCAGTACCGAATGTCTGCCCAGTGACCTTGCCACCGAAGGCGTGCTGCTGCAGGTAGAAGAAACGTGCAGCCCGTTGGATATCAGTGAGGGTTTCGGGGCGCGTCATCTTCTGCCACTCGAATATCTGCCGAGAGCTGAGCGCCCATTTAAACTGGCGCACAAACTCCTCGAGGTGGTTCTGCACAACGCGGTAGAGGGTGACCAGATCACCGTTGAGATCGTTCAGCACCTCCACCGGGGCGGGCTGGGGACGCATGAAGAACAACGCGGCACCGCCGGCGAAGACTTCGACATAGCATGCATGAGGGGGAAAGAGTGGGATCAGGCGGTCGGCCAGGCGGCGTTTGCCACCCATCCAGGGGATGATTGGAGAGGTCATAGGCGTGCAAGTCTTTACTGTATAGATAAACAGGTGTTAGGCTCGCCGCGCTTTGTGCACAAGGCAGAGGCCACGGCTGGACTTGCAGGAAGGGTCTGCGGGTTCGGTGGGCCGGGCTGGATGTTGACGCATCCTTCCCGGCTCGCCTCTTTTACTGCTTGGTGATTTCGCGGACGTAGGCCTGGCAGGCCTGCAAGGCGATCAGTCCTCGGTCGCCTTCATCGGTGATGGCGATAATTCGTTGAGCATGCGCTGGGTCAAGTTAGGCGCGTACGGCGCCAGGTACCACGCCTCCGGTGCCGGCGGTTTCTCGCACCCCACCGTCACAACCCGAGCGGGCAACGGCTCCTGAGTCGACAAGGACTGACAGCCGCAGATCAGTGGTAGCAAGCCGGTCACGCAGGCGAGCTTGAGTTTGTTGAGCATCTTGCATCTCCTGCCAGTGGTTTTGTGCCTGGGACCGCAGACGGACTTCAAGGGCGCTGCGGGCTTGCTGTTGTTCAGCCAGTTGACCGAGCGCGGTGGCTGCCGCCCTCTCCCGCTCCAGGCTGTTGATACGATCTTTCTCTGCTAGCTGCTTGCCGTAGTCGTCGGCCTGATCAGCGAGCTGCGCGTTGTATGCGTTAGCCTGCCAAACCCAAGCTGCTCGGGCGCCAACCGCACAGGCGAGCAGCAGCGCCGCGACAGCCAATAGGCGGGAGACCCACCCGTTCACTGCAGCACCTCAAGCGCTCGAGCGTAGATGGCCTTTCGATCCTCCAGGCCATTGGTCCCGCCATTGATGCGCTTGGTGATGGCCAGGAGGTCACCCTTGTCGGCCAGGCTGTTAAGGCCCTCCTTCTGCCAGAACCAGCCTGCAGACATTGATGCGTAGACCGGGTGCTCAAGCAGCCCTGGCGTATTCAGCAACCGGCTATCTCCGAACAGTGCTTCGCTACAAGCTTCATAGTTGGAGCGGCCAGTCACTTGAATCAGCCCTCGGCCGCGATAGAGTTGGCCATCACCATCCGGCTCAGGCCTGTTGCCAAGCCGTTGAGCCGGGCGACCGATGTCGTACTTGGACAGCTACTTGTCATTGCCGAGTTCGCGAACGTACTGCAGCTGGCCCGACTTATGGCCGATCTGAGCCAGGAACGCGGCCATGCGCAGTCGCGCAACGATGGCGTGCTTGCCCATGGTGGCGTTGAGGCCGGGAACAAAAACGCCGGCTTTGCGGCCGGCGTTCGGGAGGATCTGTAACAACTGTTTCTCGTTGATTGCCTGGTTGCTGAACCGCTGGCTGCACCGCAGGAGTGTCATTGACCGGCAGGAGTTGGCTTCGGACATCTCGGTCAATTCGGTTTTCCTCATGCCGGGCCGGGACGGACGCTTTGCTGGGGTCAGCCGACTCGGCTAACAGCGCCTATGTCGCCTGGACATCAACTTTGCCAACCTCGGTAAGCACTAGCCGATCCTGGCTGGCAAGCTTGGAAACATAGGATTTTGACCATCCGCGCCTGGCGGCGAATTCCGATTTCGTCAGGTATGTAATTGCTCAATGTGCAGTTTACCCAATGAATCTAAGGGGTTAACCAGTTCACCGCAGTTCACTAAGCTGGTGCACCTCCCGCTAACGAAGAACCGCGGGTTCCCAGTCCCGTACTCTGGTCAGGTTGCCAGGGTCCCCGGCTCTAGCCTGCAGTCCGTGGACCTACGGTGTTTTCGAAGCATCAGCAACCCGGCACCACTGGCCACGTGGCTTCTCTTGGTAACGGCCCGTGGCCTACGCCATTCTAAACGCCTCTACAAGCACATCTTTAGGGGTTTCCTCCAAGGTCTTCTGCCAGTAATGTCGCGCACGCGACAGGTCGCAGTCCCGCCGAACCTGCATGTCGATGTAACGCATCACCTGCTCACATGATTGAGAGCACGTTTTCTCTACTTCAGGAGTCAAGGACATGACCACCTCCAACATCCAACAATTTGATGAGATCACCGGACAAGTACTCGGGGCTCTGTACGAAAACTTTCCAGTTCCACGCCATTTACTGATCGAGCAGTTCATTGAAACCGGTTACACCTTCCACGAACAAATGGGGATGGACATTGCTAACGAGCGAGGCGAGTTCTTCATAGCCTGTATCGAGTGGTTGTCCGAATCCGGATATCTTCGTTTCAAAAATCAATCTCATGGCAGCGGGTTTCTGAACGCAGTTTTGACCGCCAAGGGCCTGGAAGCTTTAAAAGCCGTTCCGGAAAGTCTCACCGCAGGCCCACCTTTGGGCGACCGACTCGTTGACGCCACTAAGAGCGGAACCAAAAGCATTCTTGGGAGCTTGGCGGGCGAGGTGCTTTCGGTGGGCTCCCGTCTCGTAACTTTACACTTTGGGGTCCCGGGATAACTCACTGCCTGTTACCGGTCGGATCACTGCCCCGGTTCCCCGGCCTGGGGCGGCGCCTGCTCGAGGCCCAACCGCTTGGCGACCCAGCGCTCATAGAGATTGATCGCCACATCGGCGCCGGCCATGGCTGTTAGGCAGCCGACCACCGCCGCAGCCCACACCGAGACACCCAGGGCATACAGCAGCATGTTGGTCGACAGCCCGCAGGTGACGCAGGCACCAGACCGCAATGCCAACCGGCGAACCAGCTCCCACCCGCGAGCGCCTGCTTTGTCGGCCCGCCACATTTCTCCAGAAACTCCGCCGGCCAAGGACAGCACAATCACCATCCAGATCGGCAGTTCGGCTAAAGCTGGTTGCTCATTTGTCATACGGGAATCCAAAATCCACCGATGTGGATCAATTTAGTGAGGTTATACAATGGAAAGCTTGCTGGCTGTGCTGAGCACGCTCGGTTCAATCGGTACACTGTTTGGGGGGTTGGTCGCGTGGGTATCGCTGAGCGGGAACCAGCGTGCAGAGCTAAGAAGGATCCTGAAATCGCTGTGGGAGCACTCAACCAAGATTGTTCCCGTAGTTCTAGCCGCGATCACATCTGGCTATTTCGTGTGGAATATTTATCTTTTCGGATCGGCGGATGGTGCTCCAACCCGGGGCGAACTTCTGCTACTTCTTGTGAGTATCTGGAATGCAGCCTGTTACTTCTTAGTCGGATTGGTACTGTTCATGATTTGGCTGTCCGAACTCTCGAAGAAAGACTTTCCTTTGCAGGCTCAGACTTGATGCTACAGGCAGGGAAGCCGCCAACTGGCGGCTCCTCAATACAACAGTGACGGACTTTTAGATCGTGACCGCTGCCGACCCGAAGCTGCCCTTCGCAGCGAGCGGCAGTGTAATACAGTCCTTAGACTGGCGCACCAAAGGTACGAACCATGAAGCGATTAAAAGACCTCACGAGGTCCTCCAACCACACTTCGATTAATCGCACTGTATTAACGTCTCCATTCTTTACAAACAGTGTGTTTACAGTTAAGTGATCAACTCCGATCAGGTTATAAGCTTCGGCGACTGGCAAGTGATGAGCAAAAGAATTTCGAAGGTCGGTCAGCACTGTGAAGAACATCGGATCCTCTTCCCGCATATTGATCAAATGCGTTCTGGTTGGTCCAGCCGGTGCGCTGTCGATTTCGTTGACTCCACGCACTCTAATAACATGATCTTCAGCAAATTTTTGCCCCGCTCCTTCGAGGCGAATCCATTCGTTCATGAAAATTTCATCGACTACCCGTTTCATCTGAAGCACTAAGTCTTCGGTGGCGATTTTTTCGTAGACGAGATCATAAGGAAGAACCGATTGTGCGCGTTCCTGGTAGAGATGGATAACCTCTTCGAGGCGCTTTTGCATATAGGCAAGCCGACCTGAGATTGCCATTCCGACGATCATTGG